ATTGCTGCCATCCAACACTATCAACATCCGCTCACAGCACTGTTGCCCTATGAAATACAATGCGTGGGCAGACACACTGCAGAAAGATTGAGACGACTGGGATTCGCACACATACGTTGCAGACTGAGAGCAGAAGATGTGGTGATACACACCAACACCACGTGGCTGCGCGGCGACCACTTTGCCAGAAACTTTGCTGAAGATTCTAGAGTCACTGAAATTCAAACCTATCACAGTGTGTTGAATCAAACCAACATTGATCAATTGCTGAGCATGCAGCCTCGGAGTGTGCATGTGTACAGTCATGCTGTGCTGCAGGCGTTGCAAGTGAGATCCTGGCCACACACTGATCTGTACAGGGTGCGATCAGCACCCGCGCAAGAAAATCTGTGGCACACAGTGACCGAATTCGATCCCAACCTAGCGCAGGACGCTGCCCTAGCACTGGCACAATTGCAACACTAACTGCCAAAGGATATTATATCATGATTGCATACATATTGAATATTGCCACACTGTTGTTGATCATTGGAGTGGCTTGGTATATCATGGACAGTGACGAACGAGATCTAGTAAAAAGACAATCCAAACAGCGTGAACCCAAACACAAGTAGTGGACGAACCAGTTCGTCCAAGTGATCGCTGCGCTCTCACTGTGTAGCTCTATCAAGTTGCGAAGCAACTGCTCGCTCATACAGATAGTGGATCCATACTTCTCCCAGAACGGGGAGAAGTGGTGACGTCATACGAGATGAGCACGCCATCTTGAACAGCCATTGCTACTGCGGGGCGGTAGCCCTATACCCCTCTTGGCTGACTTCATTGCTACGGAATATTGTGGGAACTGTTCAAGCAATTCCTCAATATGGGTGTTGTGTCTGTTTCACAGAGCACCATCGTTTTTGCCTCATTGTGCAACTCAGGATTCACCATCTTTGAGAGACGTATTTCCTGGATCTTCAGATCAGTGTGGTTGCTATGTCAGTGCCTTGAGCCTTTGAATTTCTTCCCTCAGTAGATTGCTGCTGCCTATTCTCACATTGATGATGCCGTTGTAGTATGCATCAGTCTCCAACACTTTGCGTTCAAATTGTTCGCGGGCTTCCAGATATGCCATGGCGCCTCTGCTGCGACAGATGTACAGTATCTCTCGGGTGAATTGATCAGCACCCTGCTGTTGCACATCCTGCAACAGATGTTCGTTGCTGCCCCAATAGTCTCGCCAATCTGATTCCACCCGGCTTCTGCGTCGGTTGATTTTGCCTTTGAGTGGTGGACGTGATTTTTTGAACTGGGCCAACTTTTTGCCCACATACATGCGACCAGATACCAAATTAGTGATGAGATACACAAATCCTTCGGTGCCTTCCGGCAGTGCATCCAATGATTTGCCCTGATACATCCACGTCATGCAGGTACTTACTGTGTGATGAATTCGTTCACAGCAGTCTTGGATCTTTGTGATATTTTGGCAGTGATTGAAAAGTTTTGGTACCAAAAGGCACAGAAAATTTTTGCGCCGTAGTTTTGTACTTCGTACAAACTATAGCGTCTACCGCAGCGGCTGCGCCGTGCTCACTGTGTGCGGGCCTTCTCTTTGTGCTGTTTGTATTCACGCACAATTTCTGCTCGGCGTGTGCGACCCAGTTTGCGTATTTCACTCAACCATTTTCTAGCCTGTATTTTGCTCTGTCGGCTGGGTCTTTTGGCAAACTTCTCATTGTATTTGAAGTAGTTCATGTAGGCCTTGGTCAATAAATCATGTGTGTCGTCCATGTGTGCTCCTATATCTCGTGAAATTCAGTTGAATTGCTGTAGGAAGTGAATCCATTTTCTTTGATCACTTTGAGTGTGTTGTTGACTCTACCCATGAGTTCATCTCTGTGACTGATTAGATAGATGCTCTTGCCACGCTCCCTGCTCATGCGTTTCAGTATGGCAATGGATGATTCCACACCTGCTGTGTCCAATCCAGAATCAATCAATTCATCTATGAACAGCAAATTGATCTCTTGATATAAACTTTCCCACACATCTCTAAACGCAAAGCTCAAGCCCAATATCAATCTATTACGCTCTCCTCTGCTGAGATTGTCAAAGTCAAGATCCTGTCCCAGCATGGTGATTTGCACACTGAGATCATTTTTAAATATTACACTGTGCGGCAGTCCCAATGCTGTGAGATAGTGGGTGAGCCTGTTGTTTAAGAATGCTAAATTTTGATCTATTATTTTCTTCCTGATAAAACTGTCCTTGTTGGTCAACAATTTTAATAAAAATTCTTGATGGTCTTTTAAAGTTTGCAAGCGATTTACTTCACTCCAGTCCAGTTCTTGCAGTGCTTCTGTGCTGAGTTCTGTGATCTGATCCACATAAGGATTCTGTTCAGCTTCTTTGTTTTTCAGTGTGGATTTGTAAGTTTCCAGATGTTGTCTGTGTTCATATGCTTCTTTGATGCTGTCATAATATGTGTCTGGACGTGTGTCTTGTGTGCCCATGAGTTTGATAGCTTCATCTATTATGGCTATTTCAGCCTGTATGCTTTGATTGTAGTTGACTGCTTCACCATATTCTTCTTCCAACTTGCGTTGTATTTCACAAAATTTATCATCATGCAGTTCTTGACCACAGGCATAACAAGTGGCTTTGTCATGCAGTTTATCCAGATCATTGCCCACTTTATTCACTGTTTTGTCTGCCTGCAACAGTGTCATTTCCAAACTGCTGCGATCTTTTTGCAATTGTTTCAATTCATTATTGATCTTGAGCCAATCTTCCAGCAGCTGATGTGCCACCAACTCCTTGTCAATGTCCACAGACTCTAACTCTTTAATGGATTTATTTAATTTTTCAATATCCAAATTCTTCTGTGTGTTCCAAATTTTTTCCTTGTTGCTCAACGAGTTAATGGTTTCTTTGATCTTTTCATTGCTCATCTTAATGCCTTCCAAACGTGCATTTTCCATGGCTATGTCTTCTTTGCTGACTCTAATGCGATCTTTCAACAGTTCTGCTTTTTCACTCAGCAGTGTGATGCCCAACAACTGTTCTATGATGTCTTTTTGATCATTGGCACTCATGCTCAAGAACGGCTCTGTGTAGGTATTCAATGCCAATATGTGTTTGAACATGGCATGCGATAATCCCAACATGTGATTGATAGCAGCCTGAGTCATTCTGCTGTCGCCTTGACTCTCGTCAGTGATCTCTTGTTCCGAGTCATTGATAAAGTATCTCAATGTGTTGGGGCGTCTGCCTCTTTCAATGCGATATTTCACACCGTCTTTTTCAAAAGTTAGTGTGACCAACATGTTTTTGTTGTTGGTCTTGTTGACCAAATTCTCTCTGCGTATTTTTGTCAGTGCTTCACCAAATAAACCATAACTCAGTGCATTGATCAGTGTGGTTTTACCTGTGCCGTTCCTGCTGCCAGAATCATCTCCGCCCTGATCCAAATTTTCTCCCAACACCAATGTGAGTCTTTGTTTGTCTAGATTCACGCCTTGTGTTTGATTGCCCACACTCATAAAATTTTTAACTGTGAGGCTTTTGATCTTGATCATTGTAGGTCTCTGTAAATCTCTAATAGAGTATTTTTATTATAACTGTCAGATTCAATAGCATTGATCTCTTTGCTGACTATTTCGTCCACAGATTCAAAACGTGTGATATCCAATGTACTGGTGAGTTCATCATCTTTCTTGCCTGGAATCAGCACTATTTCTCTGCAGTTGTAATCTTTTATAAAGGTTTCTTTGATAAAACTGGCTTCTTCATAGCTGATGTCTATGTCCAACGTCACTTGCAAGTGCATCTTGGGCAGTATAATGTTCTTTGCATCATTCAGTAGTTGACTTAAATTTACTTTCAAATATCTTGGACAATTGTACCAATTGATGTATCTGGGAGTGCCACCATGTTCCATGATCATCATACCACGCTGATCATCATTCACATCTGCATAGTTGTGCGGCATGGGATTACCAATGTAATGTATGTTTCTTGCTGTTTGTCTCTTGTGGAAGTGTCCTGTGAACACATATTCTGGATGCACAAAATCCACTGCTTGTATCAACCCAGTGTCTGGCATCTCTATCATGGCATTCATTAAGAAGTGCGGCAATTCAAAATGACCAAACATGTATCTGCTTTTGATTTTTTTGATCTGTTTGTATTCATCTCCCACCAACCAAGGCACTAAGGTTGTGTCATCTATGGTAGTGGTCTGTGTGATCACTGTGATGCCAGGAATAAATCTTGCAAACTCCACTGAGTGAATATCACGCTTGTCTTTGTAGTACAGATCGTGATTGCCAGGAAAGAAATAAAATTTTTCAAAAGCCTTACCCAGTTTTTCCAAACATTTGATGGAGACATCCATGGTCATCAAGTTCAACGAATTTCTATTGTGATGCCAGTCACCACAGAATATACCAGTTTCACAATTGTTTTGTTTGGCCTGGTCAATGAACCAATCCACAAACTCTTCACAGTCTTGATTGTGAATCATGCTGTTGCTCTTCAGACCAAAATGTATGTCAGTAAAGACGGCTGCTTTTTTAAACATTAGATAATATTTCCCAAGACTTAATTGTAAACAAATAATTGATTAAAGTCAAGGATTTAAATTTTCTTTTTGAATTCACGATCCATCGATTTTTGATATGATTCTGAATTCTGTCGCGTGGAACTGGGCATCATGTTATTCATTTCCATAATGTCATCTCTAATATTTTGATTTCTTTTTTCGATATTGATGATCCTCACAAAAGAATTGGTCACTGCTGCTGTGTAGTATGCAAATGGATTGTTAGATTTACTTTCATCAAATTGCAATCCAATCTGAGTCAGTTGCAATATGGCTTGTCCTTGCATTTCGTCATTGTAGGTGTAGCCTCGCACATTGCCTCTGGTGGCATAACGTTCACACAGTTTCATCCACATCATGGCCAGTTTGGCAGTGGGTTTGCCGCCTTCCTTGTTGAACTTGCCATTGTGCATGCCGCCTTCCCAGTGACTTTTGCCCACACATGAAAGATTGCCTTTTTCATCATGCTTCCAATGTTGAAATGCAGGAAAGTTCACTTTGCATTTACTATCAGCTGAACTTTTGGGATTTTTTTTGCGTCCTGGTTCGTTGGGTATGTGTTCATAGGTCATGACTCTGAATACCAGCTCATGCTTTTGTATCTTCCTATAGTCCACTTCGCACTCGGACAGTTTGACCTTGGGATCAGTAAGTTTGCGACGTTCAAACTCTTCCTGAGCCAACCGCTTGGCTCTAACCCGTTTGGCTTCTGCTATGCTGCGCACATTGATTTTTTCCAAAGAAGCTATGATTGCATCATAGCGGCTGTGTTCATCTTTAGTGTAAGAACAATAGCTATTCTTGGATTTGTGTATTTCTTCCAACAGATCTTTGTTGTTGAGATAGTTTATTTTTTTCATTGAATTCCTTTCTAATTAGCCTTCATTATAAACTACATACTTAATTATGTCAATAAATACTTAATATATTACAAATATGTCATTTTTAAAAAAAGTAGCAGGCACAGCAATAGGAGCCATAGCAGGCGCAGGCATAGCCAAAGCCGCCGGCAGCATGTTCAACATGAGCGATGTGCGAGGCAAATCATTGCCCAAAGATGGTATGCCTGATGCCAAAACTTTAACAACAGCCACAGCACTTGCCAAACCAGGCGAAAAAGATTGGAGAGTCAAATTAAGCATTCCTACTTCATTCAAAGACAGCAGATTGATGCTGCCTGTGATGAAAACCGGAGGATTGTGTTTTCCCTACACACCCAGCATATTGATGGCTCACAGTGCTCAATACACTGCTAACAATCCTGCTCACACCAATTACACTTTTAATTCATTCAACTACAGCACAGTGGATCAAATTCAAATCAACGGTGATTTTTATGTGCAAAATAGTGTGGAAGCAGCATATTGGGTATCATGTGTGCATTATTTGAGAAGCGCAACAAAAATGCGTTATGGTGAAGGCAGCTCAGACGCAGGGTCTCCACCGCCTGTGGTGCTGTTGAATGGCTATGGTGATTTTGTTTTTAAAAATGTGCCTGTGATTATCACTAGTTTCAACATAGAGTTGGGCAAAGACTGCGATTACATTCAAACAGGATTATTTCCAGAAGCATTGGGAGACACAGACGAAGGACAATATAAAAGTTTGGCTTGGGCGCCATCAGAAAGTTTGATATCAATAATATTGCAACCTCAATACAGCAGATCTACTATATCTCAATTCAATATGAATAATTTTGTCAATGGCAAATATGTGCAGGGTGAAGGAGGATTCATCTAATGGCTCAGTATCAACCCCACAGTCCTTTTGCCAACACACAAACCGTAAATGACCAATATTTAGATTTGCTCAATATCAGACCCATTCCTGCCACTGCAGATGATGTGTTGTACACTGTGGAGCCACAATACACACACAGACCAGATTTATTAGCTTATGATTTGTATAAAAATACCAAACTGTGGTGGGTGTTTGCACAGAGAAACATGGATGTGATCAAAGATCCAATTTATGATCTAGTGGCTGGTATAAAAATTTATTTGCCGCAAGGACCCAAATTGAGACAAGCCTTAGGAATCTAAAATGTCAATTCCTGATGCATCAACAAACATTAGAGTGATACCAACCACAGAATCTCAAAGAGATGCTGCGGCATTGGGTCAAACATTGGGTCAAAATTTTTATCAAAGAGACACTTTTGAGTCAGACACAGCCACAGTGGACGTGGGAGAATTGTTTCCCAACAAAGTGCCAAACCCTTTGCATCAGTACAATTCATTCAACTGTATTTTTACTTTGGCATGTCTTACTTTGGAAGAGATTAATTTTCCTGCTAGATTACGTCAAAAATCACCTCAAATAATTATAGTGAGAAGTGGTGGCTCTGGGCAATCAAAATTTCTCACGCCCTATGATTTAGATTTCAATGGTGGCACTTCTAACACAAGAACTGCACGTGAATATTTTATTGGTGACGTCAACATCAACACCATGATAGGTCCTCAAGACAAAGGACAAAGTAATGTGACAAAATTAGAATTTACTGTGTATGAACCATACAGTATGGGCACATTTGTCGAAACACTGCGACTGTCTGGATTGAAAGCAGGATTTAAAAACTATATAGAAGCCCCTTGGTGTTTGATTATTGAATTTATAGGTCACACATTGGACAACAAAGTTGAATCAGTCAAAGATGCCTTGGGCAACAGCACTAAACGCATATTTCCTATAAAAATTGGTAATATTGATTTTACTGCGGATCAGGCTGGTGCGCGATACACAATTCAAGCAGTCCCAACAAGTGATATTGCATTGCAGAACAGTACACAAACAATACCTAAAGATGTAAAAATTGAAGGCACGACAGTGCAAGAAATGCTGCAGATAGCATTACAGAACGAATTAAATAAAAATAGAAAAGCAAAAAATAAAAATAAGACTACGCTGGAAGAAATAAATGACGTCATAATAAACTTTCCAACTCAAGAAGCACAAGAAAAACTTAGTCAAAGAACTTCGTATCAAGATGCAGAGTTAGCAGCAACATCCACTGCAGACTTACAAAGAAGTAATATTATTGGCACTGGTGCACAAGTGGTTAGTAGCCCCAATGCCACCAGTTACGTGCAATCCAAAGACAGCTTGAATAATATTGGAAACTCCAAAATAAATCTTACCAAACAACAAAATAAGAATGTAGGCAGCGAGGACGATAATACATTCTATGATAAATTTACAAAACTATCAAAATTTCGTGTAAGAGGCCAAATTCCAAATTTAAGTTTTAAACAGGGCACAACTCTATCTGATATTATAACAAACGTGATATTGCTGAGTGAGTACGGTCAACGGTTGATTCAACCCAGTGATGCCAACGGTTTTAAAACATGGTTCAAGATAGTGCCTAGAGCTTTTTACATAAATGACACAGTGATTGTGGAAAAAAATGGCACCTATCCATTGTTAATAGTAATTGACGTGATAGAACACAAAGTACATGAATCATTGTTTGCAAAAATTAATAAAAAAACTCAAACAGAAAATTTTAACAAGTTTGTAGTGAAAGAATATGATTATCTTTTTACTGGTAAAAATCTAGATGTATTAAAATTCGATATTCAAATCAAAGCCAGTTTCCAACAACAGTTGCCCAGCGATCAAGCCAACTCTAAAGAAGATCCTAATAAAAAAACAAAAAATGAAGGAGAAAAAAAAGAAACTTCAGCAGACGATAAGGCTGGTGATGCTGCAGCACAAGGTGTAGGCACAGGTAAACTGACTGCAAATTTCTATGCAAGTCCTCGCAGAAAAAATTATGAAGCACTGGGTGAACTTACTACAGAACAAAGACTGAATTTAGAATTCCACGATATGATAATGACTGGCAACATTAGTTTAGTAGATACCACAATTGAATTGCTAGGTGATCCATATTTTTTAGCTGACAGCGGACTGGGTAACTATTATTCAACTGTGGACAAGGATCCACGCACAGGACAAAAGAAATTTATAAACAAAGATGGCAGTGCCGAACCTACTTTTAGCGGCATATATTGTGTGGTGAATTTTAGAACACCCATAGACTATACGTCCAACGGAAACATGGTGTTTAAAGGCACAGCCAACGATCTTAATAAAAATTTTGTGCAGTTAGATGAATTCAGTGGAGTGTATAAAGTAAATTTCGTGGACAATATTTTTACAAACGGAACCTTTACACAAAATTTGAAATTAATAAGAGTACTAAATCAAGAAATCACAGGCAAAAGCACCAGCACAACTTCTTTGGGCCAGCCAATCTATGGTGATACAGAAGGTGGTGCCCCAAATATTGACGGGACAGGAGCATAATGTTTTCAATTGATCGCAGAAGCAGCCCCAACAAACAAAGCTCAATAAAGGATTCAGGTCCTTACGAAGCCAGAATCACCAGTCACCTGGATGGCAAATACATGGGCACACTGGAGGTGGAGTTGCTGAGATCTGTGGATCCTGGCATGGACTCATTGGAAGCTAATCAGCGTGTACAGGTAGAATATCTTAATCCTTTTTACGGTGTGACCAACTATGCAGGAGTGACTAAAAATACAGATTATGCCAGTAGCCAGCAGAGCTACGGCATGTGGTTTATTCCGCCAGACATCGGCAACATAGTGCTGGTGATATTTGTGGAAGGCAATATCAATAAAGGCTATTGGATTGGTTGTGTACAGGCAGAAAATCAAAATTTTATGATTCCTGATGGTCGACCTGCAACCACTTTCACTGACACCACAACCAATTTAACAGACATTGGGAAGAAACTACCAGTGGGTGAATACAACAAAGAATTGTTGATTAACAGTTTAAATTTAATAGATGCTACAAAAAATTTAAAGCCTATTAATACAGATTTTAAAAATATTTTAAAAAATCAAGGATTATTAACAGATGAAATCAGAGGATTAACCACCACCAGTGCCAGACGTGAAACACCCAGCAGTGTGTTTGGAGTCAGCACTCCAGGCCCATTGGACAAACGCGGCAATGCTCGAGGCAAAGGTGGCAGATATCATTCAAGATTGGGTGGCAGCAGCATTGTGATGGATGATGGTGACGATAAATTTTTACGTAAGACTTCCGCTGCAAAAGGACCCTCAGAATATGTGAATAAAAACATAGACATAGTTACTCCAGCAGATGAAACCATACCTCACAATGAGTTGGTGCGTATTAGAACACGCACAGGACATCAAATATTGATGCACAATTCAGAAGATTTGATCTACATTGGCAATGCAGCTGGTACCACCTGGATCGAAATGACTGCCAACGGCAAGTTGGACATATTTGCGCAGGACAGTGTGAGCATACACACGCAGACAGACTTTAATTTCAAAGCAGACAGAGATGTCAACATCGAAGCAGGACGCAGTGTCAACATCAAGGCCATGAGCAGTATTACTGAAGAAACATTGGGCAGTCATAGAATCACAGTAGGCAGCAATCAAACCATCACAGTGGCAGCCAATCAAACCATATCTGTGGGCAGCACCAATCATTATGCAGATGGCAATATTAATCTGGACACAGGTGGAGTAATTAACCTCAACAACAACAAAGCAGTGAAGACAGAGCCAACTCCATTGAGCACACACACCAATCCAGGTGAAAGCAGTGGCAACATCATGAAACGTGTGCCTCAGCATGAACCATGGCCACATCATGAAAATTTGAACCCTGACAATGTGAAAACATCACGCACTGATCGGACCACCATTGAGCAGATACCCAACACAACCTTGTCGGGCATACCTGACGCATTTAAAAAATAAATAATTTTATGCCATATTTTACTATTCCAGCATCAATCACCAGCAGCATAGAAGCAGCCACCACAGCAGCCACAGATTTGGTCAACGTGGGTGGTCAAGCCTGCGACCTATGCGGTACATTGGGAGCCACAGTGGGTGGAGACGCCATTGCATTGGCCAAAGAAGCGGAAAAGAAAATTCAAGAAACTATTCCTAAAATAGCAGGCAATGTGGGAGCTCTAAAAGGAGCATTGAATGATTTGAGTCCTCTGCTAGATCAGGCTGAAAAAGCATTCGATGGATATTTTGCAGGAGGCGGATTTCAAGGCGTGCCTTCATTGCCTAGTTTACCTTCATTGCCTAGTTTAGAAAATCTTCCTGGAGGATTTCCTTCAGTGCCAGGTCTGCCTGGTGTGGACGGCAGTATTCCATCCTTGCCCAGCCTACCTCCTGCTTTGGCCAGTCTTCAATCCAGCATCACAGGTGCCATGACAAGTTTTGGAGCCACAGCAGCAGGCATTACTTCTGCCATCACAGCCAAGGTGGGAGATGTGGCAGCATCTGTGGAGGCTCTAATACCTCAGTTAAGTTTGGCAGTGCAAACATCCTCTGCTGGAGGATGCAGTGGACTTATGAATCAATTGATTTCGTTGGGCAGTGACCTTGTGCCTGCTTTTGATGCTATCAAAACTCAAGTGCTGACTCAGTCGATTCCCAGTTTAGAACCACAAGTGATGGGACTGTTGGATGCTGCTAAAAATATGGCTGAATCTGCAGCCACTCAATTCACAGCCAATCAATCAGCTATCGAATCAGCAGCAGATGCTATGAAAAACAATTTGACATCACAACTTGCAGGAATAGGAATATAAACAAATGTCCAGAGGCATTGCACGCATTGGAGACAGAACACAAGGTACCTGCTCTCACCCCAGTCATTTGGCTCCACTGAACACCGGTGGCACCATCATCACTGGATCCAGCAAAGTGGTGTGTGATGGCAACAGATTAGCAGCCACACTGGGTGATGAAATCAAAACTGATTGTGGACATACAGCCTACATTATCACTGCTACCAGCAAAGTGTTCATAGGACACAAGGCACAGATGGTGGCTAGACTGGGTGATCTGATAGATGATGGTGCACCTTACTCAGCAAAAATAATCACAGCTTCTAACAAGACGTTCCCACAGGGATAATAAATATATATATATGAGCACACAAGAAAAAAAATTATACAAAGACATCACATTAAAGTCAAAAAAAGCCTACACTCAGGCATCTGGACCCAGAGCCTACAGAGGCATCAGCACAGTGGATCCCAATGCTACCAGTTTCAACCTGTATGATGTTGCATTGATTAGGCAGGACATATTGAATCATTTTCACATACGTCAAGGAGAAAAACTGGAAAATCCTGAGTTTGGCACCATCATTTGGGACAGTTTGTTTGAACCCTTGACAGAAATGATTAAACAACAAATTATTGATAATGTGACCACCATAGTGAACTATGACCCTAGAGTGCAGGTAAATGGTGTAACTGTTGACACCTACGAAAGTGGCATACAAATACAGTGCGATCTCACCTATCTTACATACAATATATCAGAAAGTCTGCGTTTAAAATTTGATGAAAAACTGGGTTTAATCAGCTAGAATTAACAGAGCATTTAATCAAACCTAATAAATAACTTCATATAACGGAGATATATGTCATCCACAGATAGATTGAATAAATTATTGCTGGCAGAAGACTGGAGAAAGGTCTATCAGAGCTTTAGAAACGCTGACTTTACCAGCTACGATTTTGACAATCTTCGCAGATCCATGATTGGATATCTGCGTCAAAATTATCCAGAAGATTTCAATGACTATTTAGAAAGCAGTGAATACCTTGCCTTGATTGATTTGATTGCTTTCTTGGGACAAAATATTGCTTTTAGAATTGACCTCAATGCTAGAGAAAATTTTATTGAATTAGCAGAGCGCAGAGAATCTGTGTTGAGACTGGCTAGACTGCTGAGCTACAATGCCAAAAGAAATCAGTGTGCCAATGGACTTTTAAAAATGCAATCAATTTCCACTACAGAAGGAATCATTGACAGCAACAATGTGAACATTGCCAATCAAACCATAATATGGAATGATACCAGTAATCCAGATTGGTATGAGCAATTTATAAAAGTAATGAATGCTGCACTACCAGTCAACACCAAAGTGGGTCGTCCCAACAAAAAAGACACAGTGGATGGTGTTCCTGTGGAACAATATCAATTCAATTCTAATTTACAGGAAACTCCAGTGTTTACTTTTTCCAAAAGCATAGACGGAAGAAACACACAATTTGAAGTGGTATCAGTGGATGTGAATGCAGGCATCGTTGAAGAATTGGCGCCATTACCCACAAATAAATTATCTTGTTTGTACAAAGATGATGGCAAAGGATACTCCAGCAGCCACACAGGATTCTTTTTTCATTTTAGACAAGGTGTACTGCAGCAAGGAGATTTTAATGTGGCAGTATCCACACCCAACCAAATAGTGAGCATTGATGCTGACAATATCAATCAAACTGATGTATGGCTTTATTCTCTGAACAGCAACAAAGTAGAACAAGAATTATGGACCAAAGTTAGTGCCACAGAGGGCAACAATGTGATTTACAACAGCACTGCTAAAGGTATTAGAAATATTTACAGTGTGATTACTAGAACAGAAGACAGAATCAATCTGCAATTTGCAGATGGAACTTTTGGCAATTTACCCAAAGGCGGGTTCAGAGCCTATTATAGAGTGAGTGATAACAGACAATTTAAAATAGTGCCAGCCGATATGGCAAATATAGAAATTCAAGTGGACTATCTCAGTGCATCAGGCAAAACTGAAACACTCACCATTGCTATGTCATTGCAATACACCATTGACAATGCCAGCAATTCAGAAACCACAGCATCCATAAGAAGCAATGCTCCATCCACTTATTACACTCAAAACAGAATGATTACAGGTGAAGATTACAATGTGGCTCCATTGTCAACCAATCAAGAAATTATTAAAGTTAAGTCAGTTAATAGAACCAGCAGTGGAATTTCAAGATATTTTGACCTGTTAGATGCCACCAGCAAATACAGCAGCACTAACATATTTGGCAATGATGGAATCATTTACAAAGAAAGAATAGACAACAGCATCACGTTCAGTTATGTCAGCAGAACAGACATAGAAGGAGTGATCAACAATGTGATTGAACCTTTGGTTTCTGAAAAAAAACTTTTTAACTTTTATCAAGACAATTTTCCATTAATATTAACCACAGATGTTAATTATTATTGGTATCAAAGCAGTTCAGGCAGCAATATCTCCACAGGTGGTTTACAGGATGTGGACAATAAAAAAATTGCAGTGGGAACATTCACACAAAGTGTTTTAAAATATTTAGAACCACAAGCACAATGTAAATTTGTTGCGCCCATAGGCTATCATTTCATGCCTGACGGCACACTGATGCAAGGGTCTGCCAATCATCCAGGAGCTACTGACTTTCTATGGACCACAGTGATTAGAGTGATTGACAGTGGCACAGTAATTCAAGCGGATGGCACAGGACCTATCGTATTCAATGATATTGTTCCTACAGGAGCAATATTAACACAAATTATTGCAAAATTTTCAAAAGTGCTATCCAGTGATATCAAATTACAAATGTTGGATAAAATATTTTCTAACAGTGTATTTGGTTTAAGATACAACACTGCTGTGAGAGATTGGGTGGTGATTGATGAAACTAACTTAAATTTGTTTGGTAGTTTTAGCACAGGAAAAACAGGAGACAACACTAATCAACAACTGGATGCCAGTTGGCTGTTGTTGTTCACCACTGACACTGATTTATACACAGTGACCTATAGAGGAGTGAGATATGTTTTTGAAAGTGACAAAGAAATACGTTTTTTCTATGACAGCAACAACAAAGATTACGTGGCTAACGTAGGTAAAGTGATTAAAGATAAAATTTCTGTGCTATCTATCAACAATGCTCCAGGAATACTTACGCCTATGCAAAGCCACGTTGATTGGCAAGTGCTGCAAGAGTACAGAGATACTCAAGGCTATGTTGACAGCAAAAAAATTGAAGTCACTCAGTTTGATTCTGATGATGATGGACTGATGGATAATCCAGACGCTTTCAAAAATATTGTAGCCAATAACAATTATATATTTCAGAAGAAAATTACCACAGCAGGAGTGGAAGATTTTAATTATGTATCAACAGATTTAGAAAATATTGTAACAATAACCAGTGAAAATCAGATAGGAGCTTATAGTTCATATGATACTGACACTGTATTTTACAATTCAGTGACAAATGTATTTAAAAAACTATCAAAAGATACTTTAACTATTGCTGTGACTGGCAACTATAAGGCACATTTAGGCAGATCTCAATTAAAATTTCAATATGTTCACAGTGCAGATAGTGCTACTAGAATAGATCCTAGTGTAACTAATATTATAGATGTGTTTTTGTTAACAAGATCATACGACATCTCTTTTAGATCATGGTTGGATGGAACAATAGAGAACAAACCATTGCCATTAAGTTCAGATAATATGTATAAGAATTTTGGGCAACAAATTAATCTAATCAAATCTATCAGTGATGAAGTAATATATCACCCAGTGAAATACAAAGTTTTATTTGGTGACAAATCAGAATCTAAATTTCAAGCCACATTTAAATTGGTTAAAAACCTAAACGAAGTCACAAACAATGATGATATCAAAGTGCGTGTAATACAGGCAATCAATCAATATTTTAATCTAGAAAATTGGGATTTTGGAGATACATTTTATTTCTCAGAACTAAGCACCTACGTAATGACTCAACTGGCTCCAGACATAGTTACTTTTGTGATTGTGCCTGATCAGGCTGTGCAAACATTTGGTAGTCTGTATGAAATTAAATCTGAAAGTGATGAAATTTTCATCAGTGGGGCAACTGTGCAGGATGTGGAAATAATTGATGCATTGACTGCTTCTAAATTGAGAGCAGATGGCTTTGTGGTCACTGCTACCAACACAATCAACACAGGCATCACCAGTGGCACCAGCAGTGTTGCTACCAGTTCTAACAGTAGCGGAGGCTCTGGATCTTCTGGAAGCTCTGGATCTTCTGGAGGATATGGTTATTAAAAATGGCATACGATAACAATCAAGAAGAGTCAGCACTTCCCACATCAGCAGATGGTTCTGTAAGTCGTAAATCAAGCGATTTACTGCCAAGATATTTTAGAACTCCCACCAACACAAAATTTTTATACAGTACATTAGATCAACTTTTAAATCCTGGTACAGTTGAAAAAGTAAGTGCATTTTATGGCAGAAAAAATGCCCAAGCGTTTGTGCCTAATGACAACTACATCAATGAAGTCAGTGATGATAGACAAAACTATCAATTAGAGCCTGTGGTAGTACGCAGAGACAATCTTAACAATGTTTTGTTTTACAAAGATTATGTGGATTACATCAACCAAATAAAAAGTCTGGGTGGTGTTGTGGACAACCACAGTGTTTTAAATGCTGCAGAATACTACAGTTGGAATCCCAATATAGACTGGGACAAGTTTATAAATTTTAGAGAATACTATTGGTTGACCTATGGCCCTAACCCCATCACCATCACAGGTTTACAACAGCAAGTACAAAGCACTTATACAGTGACGCTGAGTGATAATCAAGACAATGTGGCCTACATGATCACACCTGATGGTCAAACAGTGAATGCTACGCTTATTTTGTACAGAGGCATAACCTATCGTTTTGATATTAATACTCCAGGCTTGCCATTCACAATCAAAACAGCAAGAACTTTAGATTCAGATTTTAATTTTGTAGACTCTCCCAACGGTGTGAGTGATCAAAATGTTGAGCAAGGCATAATAACTTTTGTGGTGGATGCAAACACTCCAGACATACTTTATTATGTAGCTGCCAATGATATCAATGCCTACGGATTGATACAAATTGCTAACATAGAAGAAAACAGTGAAATAGATGTGTCAAAAGAAATTCTAGGCAAGAAAGACTATACTTTAACCAACGGTATATCATTATCTAATGGTATGAAAGTTAATTTTAAAGGCAATGTTACTCCTATCCAATATGCACAAAATGATTGGTATGTGGAAGGTGTTGGCGAAGCCATTGTATTAGTGAATGAACAAGATCTTGCTGTGCCCAGTGATATTGCGGATGATAATCTTGATGCATTTGACAATGCAGGAGACTTTTTTGACAAAGCAACATTTGACATAGATGATTTGAATGCAGATGTGAAAGATTATATAGTAATTAAGAAAAATTCACCAGACAGAAATCCTTGGTCAAGAATCAACAAATGGACTCACAAGTCAGTGATACAGGCAGTGGCCACATACAATGGTGTGCCATTAGAAGTGGACGAGTCTTTGAGAGCGCAAAGACCCATTATTGAATTTGATGCTGGTTTAAAATTGTATCAATTTGGCACATTTGCCAAACAATATGTGGATGTGATTGACACATTCACCACAGATGTTTTTTCCACCATAGAGGGCGCCACAGGCTACAATGTGGATGGAGTGGATTTGGTCAACGGCATGAGGATACTGGTGACAGCTGATACAGACATACTGGTAAAAAACAAAATATTTGAAGTACAAATTATCAACTTTGGCGGCGATGGTGACCCAACAAATAAGCAAATATCTTTGCAAGAGATTGCAGATTCACAACCTTTAGAAAATGAAGTGGTTTTAATTTTGAACGGGCAAGTTAACAAAGGTAAAACGTTTTATTATGACGGAACCACTTGGAAACAAGCTCAAGAAAAAACCAAACCTAATCAAGCACCGTTGTTTGATCTTTGCGACAGCGCAGGGGTAAGTTTTGCTGATCAAACAAAGTATTTTAGTTCTAGTTTCACAGGCAATAAAGTTTTTAGTTACAAAATAGGCACAGGTGTGAATGACTCGGAGTTGGGATTTCCTTTATCTTATAGAAATGTCAACAATGTGGGTGACATAGTATATGATTTTAACTTATTGATAGATTCTTTCAGTTATCAATCAGGTGATGCATTAGTATCTAAAAATACAGATGTAGGTTATCTAAAAAAATTCAGCACAAGAACGACAAAAGTGTATGCTCA